CCACCACCACCGCCGCCGCCGCTTGCCAATGTCGTATTAGCGCCGCCACGGCCACCACCACCGCCACCTGCACGAACTCGCACTGTTGTACCGAACGTCGAATCGCCACCTGCGCCACCGTCACCGCCTGCAGCACCTGCAGCACCCGGAACACCTGCAGTTCCACCAACACCAACGTTAAGACTTTCAGTAGCTGATAAATCAGTAGCGCTAAACTGTTTATTATTCCAAGCACCACCGCCGCCACCTGCACCGCCTTTTGCAATTGCGGCCGTTGCTAACGATGCGCCAGCACCACCACCACCGCCGCCGCCGTATGCAACAACAACAACGGTAGTAGGATTAAACGATGTGGGCTTAGTCCAAGTACCTGCGCCGGTAGTTGTAAAGACTTGAAGGTCAACAGCGGTATTGACAAGAGTTTTCGGCAATCCAGATGCTGTGTAAACAGTGATTTGTCCTGTTTCATCAAGGATCAATCGTTCGCCAATTGCTAAAGTACCTTTCCAAAGCGGCACAGTATTAGTGCCGTCATATTGTTCGAACGTAAGTGCATTTGCAACGGTCGCTGATTCATTTGCAATGATTACACCTTTAACATTGCGCTGTGTATTTGCTGCAGGTGCGGGAACAATAGTTGTCGTTGTCGCGCTAGCAATATCAGCATTAGTCAAACCACCCGGTGTAAATGTTGGTCCAGTTGTCAAATCATCAACGTAGCTATAACTACTTGCAATCTGGCCTGCTGAACCCGTGGTAAGGCGAAGCAATGTAGACGTATCGTGAAGAATCAACATAATTTCTACTCGCTAAAAGAAAAGCGCTGATACTTTACGCATCAGCGCTTTTATGAGTGCAATAAGATTTATTCTGCGCCCATCGGCGAAGCTGATAACGAGCGTGCACCAAGCGCGCGATGCAATTGCCCTATTTGCTTATCAAGCGTGACAATATCAGCGCCTTCGATAGCTGCAATTTGCTCCGTAATTTCACGGATGCTTGCTTCCATCGGCGCGACTTGTTCTTGAATAGCTGCGCGCTTGTCTCGCAACGGTTGTGACTTCGCAGCTAGTTCTGCACGTTGTGCGGTAAGTGCATCCAGCAAGGTGCGTACTTGATCGTTCGGAGTGGTCATTTTGTGTGCCCCTTATGCAATAGTCATAACGCCGTTTGTGCCGTCAAAATCGACAACAAACGATTCGCCATCTGCTAGCGTAATAGAGGAACCGTAGTCCCACCATGCAATAAGCGGCTTGGCAGGCGAAGTTGGCGTATCGTTATAAAGCGCGACATAACGAAACGGCCCGATACTGCCGCCAGCGGCCAAAAACGTAACATCGCCTAGAACAAGTTTGTACGTACCTGAAGTCTGCGAAGATGACGTAATTGAAGGTGCTGTACCGCCAGCGGTATAACCATTGCCAGCACTAATATCCGTCAAATCAGCTTTAACGGCGTTAGTCGCAACAGGTGCGGTATTCGTCAACATAACCTTAAGCGAATCCGACGCAAGGTTATGTACCTTTTCAGCAATGTTTTTAACAAACACCTGAATTTTATTATACGCTGCCATTTTGCTTTATCCTCGTGTTAACGGAATCATGTATGAACTACCGGCGTTCTTTAAGAATACCGACAACAGGCTATCAACTGTCTGAAACAACGTTATTTGCCGCGCGTCGCGGGCATATTTCGTCGTTATAGGACCTACTGTTTCTTCCAGAACAGGCGGCCCCAAATCCGGCAACAAATCCTGACCGTTTGAAATTCGAACTGCTACATCAATCGTTGCGTTAACAATTTCTGTAGGTACGACATTATTCGGATAGAACGAATCAAATGGTGAATACTCGCCCGGACCATCAACAAACGTAACTTGATAACGTGGCCAATCAAGCGCTTGCGTTGTAGATACTCGATAGCCTGCCCACAGAAGACGGTAACGCATCGTCATAAACAACGTTGCGCGAATCAGAAACGTTTCCTTTTCTGACGTATCAAGGTCGGGCCAAATTTCATCACCAAGCAACTCTTGCCGTTCATCGGCTTGCGCTACTGTGGCGTAGCTATTGGCACCGGCAACTTTCGTACCGTCTTCTACAATCAAAGTCACTTCAGACTTTCACCCAACCGGCTTGCAGCCAGTTTGAAACTTCATCTTCGTGAACGTCTGCAGAAACGGGACCTGTATAGCCTTCAGGCACATACGAAAGCTTCATTACGACAAGACGTTTAGAATATTCAGCCGCTGACAGTTCTTTTGCGGCTGCTGCTGCGGCTGAAAGTGCTTCAGCGACCTTAGGGTCTGCAGGAGCGGAGCCCCAAGCGGGTTTATTTTCGGCTGGCATTTTAATACCTCAATTTTGAGTTACGAAAATACCGGGCGCGTTTCCCAACGGCCCGGTATCACACTATCAGCCGAGCAACAGTGCGACGTGTTCAGGCTTGATACAGGCGGTGCCCCAAGCCATAGCAACTTCGTACTTGACTTGACGGTAACCCGGATACACCGAGATTTCGAAAGACAAGCCGCTGAAGGGATCAGCAATGCTCATGCGATCGGTTGCGCTATCACCACCCTTAGGCAATGCCGGTGCGCGAGCGGCAAGAATGATTGCACTGCGTGCAAACGCCAGATTAGGCGTGTACGCAGCAGCAAGCGTCAGTGCACCATTGTCGGCAAGCGTTGCACCGAACACACCCGGCTTTGCGATACTGAACGTACCTGCGCCAAGTGCGGCATTAACGACATACTTGTTGCCATCAGCAGCAGTAACAACGTCGCCAGCAACAATAGTACCAGTACCGGTATCGGTAGTGATTGCAACAGTACCAACAATCAAGCCTGCACCGTTGATCAAATAACCCGTACCAGTACCCGCAACGTGCTGACGGAAACCGGCAGAATTGCGAAGCGCAAAGCCTTGCAGGCGATCCGTCATACCGTTGCGAAGCATGTCAGACGAACCGGCTTCGTTCACTTTGAACAGAACGCTTTGCTTGCCGCGCAGGTTGAACATAGAACCGCTGTTCAGTGCCAATTGCAGGTCACCAAGGGGTGCGCCGTTGTCTTCCAAGATGCGACGAACGCCTGCAACGTCAGACAGATCGTTTGCAGTGCCAAACGGCGCGGTTCCTGCAGTACCGTAAGCGCGCGATGCAGCAAGTACGCCGGTCAAGCACAGGTCAATTTCGATAGCGTTGACAAGCTTGCGCATCCCATCTTCGAATTGATCAGCAAGAATACGGTTATACGTACCGCTAGTGCCAACGGCAAGCTGTTCTTCACCATTCCACACGACAGGCGCGGCCTTCGACTTGGTAATGGTAATGTCTGCGTATTGCACCGTAGTGTTACCGGTGTCTTGCGGCAGTTGACCCGGCGTAACATCCTCAAGCGCGCCAGCTTCACCAATCGGCACGCGAACCGTTTGATTTTTCGCAGCGCGTTCTGCGTTGCTGTGGGAATTCACTGCGGGAATCATGCCGACCATTTCACGCGAAACGCGGTTAAGCGCTTCGTAAAGAGTCGGAATGATACCGGTAAGAACGTTTGCAGTCGTCATGATGGGGCTTCTTTCCTTTTGTGTTGCCCCACTATGCGGGGCGGGTTACGTCAACGAAACTTCAATCTGTGATGACGTGACTCGCAACCGTAGACATACGTTCAGCAGGCCCAAGCGTTTCGAACTGTTGTCGGCTCATGACTGGCTTTCCGCCACTCATTCCGCCTGACCCGCCCGCACCGCCTTTGCTACCAGTGCCACCGGCGCCAGTCCCTTTAAGGATATTCGCCTTGCCCTGATACTGCCCGACAATCACTTCCAATGCTTCGTCAAACGATGCCGGTTGACCCGGATTCGTCGGCGAGAAAATGTCATTGCCATTCAACTTTGCAACAACCTTTCCGTCAACCATTTGGAAGTGACGACCGAACGTTGCTTGAAGCATGTCCCGTGGTACGTGTTCGGCAATTTTCGTCTTGATGAATTCACTATTTGCGAATGCGTTTCCGAGCGTAACGTCTTGAAGTTGTAACTTCAATTGTCCGTTTTCATCAACAAACGGCTTGTACTTTTCTTCGGTAGCCTTGATTGCTTCCAAGCGAACCGTTTCCAGTTTGCCAGCGTCAATCACGTCTTTTCCGGTCAAGTCCTTGACAGTCTGAAGCGCTCTCTTTACTTCGGTAGGATTCAAACCTGCGAATTCCTTTACAAGCAATTCTGCAGCTTCTTTACCTTCACGAAACGTTTTCGCTTCACCCATCACGCGCCCAACTGTGTCAAACGACTTTTCAGCGTCAAACGCAATTTCCGTACCGTCAGTCTTCACAAACACAGGCAAGTCATCTTTAATTACGATCTTACCAGCGTCATCAAGCTTCAATTTCCAAACCATCGTCATCACCTTTGCGGCATCCACCGCGACACTTTTAGGGCATCAGCCCCGACACACCCCTAGGCATCAGCCATTGGAGCAATTAAGCGAGATACTACATTATTTCGAGCCAGTAGGTAGATTATTTTGCGGGCCTACCGGGTTTCTTGGCGCAACAGCAGCAAGGACTGTTGCATTTGCGAGCGCTGCAGCTTGATTCTCTACTTTGTCAGCGTCAATCTTCGTCTTTTCGTCTTTCCAAGTAACTCCGGGGTTAAGGTTCCATCGACGCTGCAATTCATTGTAAGTAGATTCACGCGACAACAAACCATCATCAGGCAAAGCGACAAGTAATTGATTAAGCGCATCGTCCATAGCTTCAGCGCCAAACTCATTAAATAATTTAAGCGTTCCGCCACCTGACGTAATACGAATCCATTTCGCCATCATATCAAGAGCTATGATTAGCGAATCTTGCAACGCCTGAGTAACACGTTGAAGCGCACAGGTGCCCACAGATGCGTCATCGTTGATTTCAGTTGCAGTAGCAGGCGCGTCACGGAATACAAGCAATTCGGCGCCGCTTTGGCGCATTTCATCTTTCAAATCGTCAAGTGATGTTTTGCCAGCTTCAATAGACTTGCCGGTATGTTCTGTATATGACAATTTGGCATCAGCAGGAATACGAACCGCAACGTTACCTGAAATAGTAAGTTCAAACTGTGTGTCATCAGTAGCAACACCGAGAATAGGAACTCTTGCGAAATGCAAAAGGTTATCTTGGTCACTCTGTGATTGCCAATGTTTAATATTCAAATATGCCAGTTCAATAAGCGGCGGCTTACTAAGCATGAAGCCTAAAAACTCACCATATACCGGAACAAACGGAACGAAATCAATTGACGTAGTACCTTGACTAATTTGAACCCATTGACGAAACGGGTTTTCACGCCAAATAGACCATTGACCAATTCCGATTACTTTAATCTGACGAATCTTATTAGTTGAAAAACCATCAGTACCTTTTTCTTCTACAGTTTCATAGAAACGAACCTGAGTCAAGGTCGGTTTTCCATTCATCATTTCAACGATCCAACCAAGCATATCGGTTGGCATCACCTTAGCGAAATAAGGACGAACACCTGCAGCCTTTTCTGCCGCCTGAGTATTTGCAATACCGTCACGCACAGGGGCATCGACCAAGATACCGCCCATGCCGTAACCAAGGGCCGTAGCTAGCATGTCAGCGCTGAATTCTGCAATGCTGCGACCCATCATGTCGATATCGTCAAGCCACGGCAAAAGCTGTGAAGGAATGTCCTTGTTTAACGTCACAGGACGACTAAACGGCTTTGCAGCAAGCGTAGTTACAGTACGCGAGTACGCTGGAAATAACGTAGAGGCGTTCAGACGTTTTGAATAGTTGTCCTGCGTTTCCTTAGGCCACTTCGGCAGATGCCGAACGCCTGCAACCCGCATTGCTTTAGTCCCGCCCAATAGATCACCAGCAATGCCCCAAGCTTCCGACATTCCAGCAACAGCCATAGACGCTACCGCAACTGGATTTAAAGTGAATTGAGGTGCCATTTGTTATTTTCCTACCGGTGTATCATTTGAGAAACTTGGACAATATGTTTAACAATCGGGAACTTGTAAACAATGAAATACGTTGCAGCATCAATTATATGGTCAATCCCTGCCGTCTTATCAGGTTCGCCATTCTTGTCATATATTTGTTTTTCGAAACCTTCGACAAGATGCGGTGCAAACTCACCATTCACAAAATAGCGCCGTTCACCATTACGATTCATCATAACGTTTGACGACAGAATACGGTCACGTACTGCGGGGTTCTTAGAATTAGCGTATACAGTGAATTCTTTTCGAAGTAACGTTATATCAGTTTCACTAGCGTTATTCGAATCTCTAGCCTTCCCCGAAGCATCAGGGTAGATGATAACCGTATGGCCCTTATCTTTGAAGCGTTCTTTTAGAAGTTTGATCATGGCAGGCGTATCAAATACGTCTACCAATTCGCCAACACAATGAACTGTTTCACCGCGCAATACGTGAATTGCAGCCGCCATTTTAGTGACGTTAAAGTCCATACCAACATGCAAAATATCCTTTTGCTTATCAGTAGAAATAATGCGTTCGTTACTGTTATTCTTTTTACGATCAAACCCGGTATATACCGTGCCTGATGTTAGATTTACAAACCGACCTTCAAGATATGCTGTGCAAAGCGCTTCAGGATAAGTATTGCGCAAATCAGATTCGTAATTCAGCGGCAAGAATTTACGATTAGATGAAGTCGGCGCTTGAATGAGTTTATAGCCCTTGTCAGGAGTAGTTTTACGTCCTACCTTATCCCAAGTGTCATAACAGAATCTAAATCCTTCAGGTGTGGTTGCAACACCTACAGTGTTAAGTGCACCGTTGCGTTTCTTCTGTCTGTTGCGGGCAATTATTTTATTCCACGCTTCATCGGCTTTGTCACGTGGTAAAGTGTCTAGTTCATCAATGGCGCTGTCTGCAACTTCATAACCCACAATATTCGCTGGCTTATCAAGCGTCCTAAAAATAACTTGACCCCATTTACCTTTATTGACATGCAATATATGATCGCTTGCATTCAAACGAACAGGTATGCCCAAATCTCTAAAATGGTCAATGAATCGCGGATAGCCGATTTGTTTTACTAGATCGTATGTAGGTAAATAGTATGCAACGTTGCATTCAGGATCAATCAGCTTACGCGAAACAAGCCGACTAATGTTCGCCTGAGTCTTACCACTGCCAAATCCACCAACAAAAGCAGGATAAATAGCGTCCGTTGATACGAATTCATGTTGCGGTCTGCTAAGTTCGATTATCTTAGGCCGGCGCTTTATCATGATCGGCGCCAACGGCATAAGTTACTGAAGGAGGCATTTCGTGTACTTCAGCACCTGACGTATCGGGCTTTTCAATCCATCCGCTGACTTCTGCAAGCAATTTCATTGCCTTAATACGCTCATCTTTAGGGCCTTCGTTTGTCCATTGCCAAATACGAATTGCGGCAGCTTCTTTTGTGGGCATGAAAGCTGATGCGCCCTCTTTCGTGCCTAGAAGTTTATTCGTAATTTCGAGTATCTTAGGATCGTTAGGCCATTCCGCAGCTACAAACGCAGTTACCCCCATGCGTTCGGTGCCAAATACTGCTATCGCAGCATCCATAGGCTTCAAAGGATTACGCAACAATTCACCTGCGAATTGTTCGCGCTGCGCATCCGTGAATTGAAAATCTACCGTTGCCATAATGGCGGCAGTATAAATGAAAAAGGGCCGCACGAATGCGGCCCTTTTACACAACGGTAAATCGTTCAGGGAGTCGGCGTAGGCGTCGAGGGAGTCGGCGTGTTTGCCGTCACTGCCGCCGCAAGCGACGTAGCGTGTGCAGCGATATCGTCCTGAAGCGCCTTCAGGGCAACCGGATCGGTGCCAGCAGCCGCGATCAGAGCGGGAATGCCCTTAATCAGCGTAACAGCCGAGTCGATAACGGTGTCTTCAGCAGCGACAGAAGCTTGAAGGTCAGAAAGTGCATTCATCATATTCCTTTGGTTGTGAAGTACGAGGTGAAGAAGGGTGAGAATAGCGGTTTTGGCTTTCATGTCAATGACCCTATAGAAAGCAGGTGTTACTTCGTCTGTGCGGCGATATCTGCGGCAAGTTGATTGATATCAATATCAAGTTTAACCGCAGCGGCGTCTAGATCGGCTTTGGTTAGCGTACCTGCAGTTTTTTGGGCTTGAAAATTCTGCCAATACGTCAATCCCTGCGTTAGCAGTTCGTCAGCAAGTGCGATTTCTGCAGGCGTCATGGTTTTGCCCCAAGAGTTGCAAGATAGGTTTGTGTCGCAGTAAGAATAGCAAGCGTCACGTTGATTTTCGTCAATCCTTGCGCCGGATCAACTGTAGCTTTAGCAGTATTCAAACCGTCACGCGCTAGTTTTACTGCAGCAAGCGTATTTACCGCGTCTTGACCCTTTAAGACATTCGCTTTAGCTGCACTATCAGCGGCTAGCGTAACCTGATCTACAAGAATTGTAGCTCTGGCAACGCTATCGGTAAATTGTGCTTGCGTAGCCGTGCCTGTAGTAGCGCAAGCTGCTAGCAAACTAAATGCAAATACTGTGATAATTCGTTTAATCATTTCGTTACCTCGGTAGTTGTACCTGTATCGGTTGATGTAGTTACTTCAGTAGTACTAGCAGGAGTAATAGTTTTAACGACTGTGCCAGAAACTACCGTAGGAGGATTTGACGCCATAGCTATTGTAGTCATTTGAGCATCTTTACTAGCAGAGTCAGTATTCTTTCCGATAAAAAAGAATACGACAGCCGTTACCAATGTAAATAACGTTTGCTTAATATCGGCATCGACATGAAAATCAGATTTAAGCCCCGGAAGAAAAAGTACACCTGCAAACATAAGTAGAAGCGCACCGGCAATTGCGGCTTGCACAATAGGGCTTAGTTTATTCTGTGCGGGGTCCATTTTATTCCAATTAAGTAATTACATTAAGTGCAAGTTTCGCGCGTGACCAACGCAATTGCCTATCAGAAAAACCGTTTACACCGCCATTTATACGTTTAGTCAACCCTAGAAAATCGTTCAAATCTGCAAAATTATTGCAGCGTTTGAATTTCCAAAAAGCACCCGAACTACGGCATGCATTCGATATATCATCAAGTAATTCAGGATTATTAATTAAGTCTAACCCCATTACGTTACCGATCAGCCAATAATTGTATCTGCCGGTAATTTGAATTGGCCCGCGGCCTGCAAAACGTTTGCCGTCACCTGTAAGTTTGTTTCCAAGCCTAGTTGCTGAGTCGCTAGGCGGTTCATACGCTAATTGCGCTGCTGTCGGACCCCACAATTCATGGAACCATTGCAATCCGCCCGATTCGTGCCCCAATTGCGCCAAATATGCGGCCTGTCGTACAGGTGTATTAATATCAAACTCGACCATTGTCGCAGTTAGATCAAATGCATATTTCTGTGCAAGCGCTAACGTTGCGCCTGTACAAGTGGCAATAAGTTCAGGTGTCACTTATTGCCCCGTTGTTGGCTTTTCAACGTACTTTCAATATCGACCATTCTTGCAGTCAATGCGGTTATCTGTGCGTATTGGGACGACAACTTATAATCGTGTTCAAGGTCTTTCAAATCAGCTTTATTCTGAGTGCTTGTAATTGTGTCAAGCTTTGAATTCATCTGAACTGTATTAGCTTGAAGCGATATAAGTTTTTCACCTTGCGACAACTGGCCGTAATACATTGATGCGGCATTGGCAGCGAAAATGCCTAACGCTGTCACGATACCCCAAAGCGGTATTACTCGTGACACGCGAATTACGTCGCTATGATCAGTCTGCCGGTGCGGAAGCATCGTCGAAGTGTCTTCGAAATCATCGCTCATGTCAAAAGCCCGGAAAAAGAGCCCGCCGAAGCGGGCGAATGGCATGGCAACTGCCGGGGTCGAGTGTAGCGCATAGGCAAAGAAATGCGGGCTAGGGATTGACACCCCTAGCCCGCCTTTACGCACCCTCTACAGCCATCAACCAACACCACCCATCAAAGCGATGCGATCTTACCATGAAAAAGGCCCTACAGGGGTCACCTGTAGGGCCTCAGGTCGAGTCAAAGCCGATTAGGCAATGCGACCCACTGCTGCACCAGCAATGCCCTTGTAGGCGTCGCCGAACGGTGCGCCGTCCGCAATGGCGCGAATGCCGAACTTGCGGTCTTGAATCTTCGGGTACACGTCAGCGCCCTTACGATTCTTGACCATCGGCTTGCTCGTGTCATCACGCGAATAGCGAAGCGTTGCGCTCGCAACGGTCGAAGCGTATTGCTTGACCGGATTCGGCTTGTCAGTCGTTGCAGGAATGAAGAATGCTTGACCGACTTCAAGTGCGCTGAACGGATACACTTCAGGACGTGCACCGAAATTGCCGCCGACACGCTTAGCTTCCGGCAGAGCAAACGACACGATTGCAAACGTAGGCTTCACAGCAGCAACTGCGGGTGCAGCGGCGACTGCAGGCGCAGCACCAAACGGCGATGCGGCAGCGGTATCGGCCGGATGATCGGCAAGATACTGCGCACCGGCGGTCGAAACGCGAACGGCAGGGCCTGCCGGCGTTGCGTACTGAGTATCGGGGTTGACTTCGACAAGCCCCAATGCAGCCAGCTTGGCAGCTTCTGTGGCATCGGCGTTCATGTAGAACGGCGTAACAGCAGTTGCGGATGCGATCATCGCCAGTAGAACGCGATTCACGGTCGGTGCAGCAGGTGCTGCGGTTTCGGTCTTCTTAGGCTTAGTTGCCATGATAAATTTTCCTTATGATGAGTTGATGAAGTGTCAAAATTGACAGACGAACTTTAATAGTTTACGTCAGCGCTGTCAAGCGATTTTCAGTTTGTTACACCTTTGGTCGCGTCACCCGCAGCGGCAGGCGCCAAACGAGCAATTTCTGCCCTGTGATAATCGACCTGATGAGTCCACAGCGCTAGGCTACGCTCTGCGTCGTATAAGTCCTTTTCGTGAGCTTCAATTTCATTCTTTGCGCGTTGCTGCACTGACAGCTTACCAAACCAACCCCATTTAAACATTTCAATACCCCTTAGGTAGTTTGTAAATCAATTCACTCGGTCGCGAATCATCATAGACCAACCAAATTTCTTGGTGATCACCTTTTGTCAACAAAACAGGTTCGTCATCGCGATAGAACAAGGCTTCCAGATGACACATGATTTCGGAAATTGTGCGTTGTTTCCCCACAGCAGCGTCACAGTAGCCCGACGCGATCAAAATTGCCTTGCTCATGATTCAACCCTTTTAAGTTGCGAACAAACACCCATCTTTTCTACAAAAATACGATGAAAGTTGCAATACGGATTTTTACCGCGCATGACTGAGTTTGGACAACGCGCGCAGCAATCAACACGTTCTTGCTTGGTGACGTAGCCAGAATCCTTGTATCGACCCCAAGCCTGTCCTGAGTGTTGAAACGGTTGCGTCATTGCAACCCCTTTAACATATCTTCCCATCGATCAATAGGAATTTCCATTACTGATTTATCGACAGGAAAACGCGATGCCAATTCCTGTCTAACCTTTTCTGAAGGCGTAGCGTTCAGATTGATATCTAACGGTTCAATTTTGACTGAACCGATGTAGAAAGGCTTATCGTTCGTCATGATTAAACGACGCAAAAATTTGCGTTTGTTCAGTTTGAATGCGCGAAATCATATCGCGTTCGCTTTCTATCATCGGTGCAAGCACTCCGCGACCCTTGGCAGCATTAAGCGCATTCTTGTAGCTGTCAGACCAAACGGACATAACTTTTCGGCCAGTAGCATCGTAAACATGAAAAGTTTGGAACATGATTTAAATCTCTGTGGGTAGTTGATGGTTAGACTATACGACAAGAGAAACGATAAGTCAAGCGCCGTCGCGAAGATTTTTCAAATATTGTGTAACGTCTTCCCAATTATCGGCAGCATCTTCAATTAGTTTACGGTTATCTTGTTCTTCGTCATGTAACGATTGCCATTCTGCAACGTCAAGAACGCTTGTGATATGACGTTCTAGAATGTCGTTGATGACTTCAGGCGGCATACTGTCGAGTTCCCATGACGATTCGCCGAACTTTTCCGCGTAGTCAGCGAACCGACTATCTGTTTCCTTCGCAGGATTCTCTGGCGGATCGTATTCCTCGATTTGATCCATGTTCAATGCCACTCGGATGAAATCAAGCGGCACGCCGGAAAACATTTGTAAGCGTTCCCGGTTGTCTCGTGTCATGTCGATTCCGCTAGGATCATGATCACCAAGGTGATATATCACAATTCGCTCATGATTACCACGATGCAAGGACTGAAGACGCTTTCCTGCAACATAAAGTTCTGATTGCGATGCGTAGCCACGGCAAGGGAAGTACGGTACACGCCACTTGTCACAGGATCGCGCAACTACACCCGACAGTGCATCCTTTTCAACCCAAACTTCGCAATAAGTTTCGTTGTTACGCCAAAGATTTTCTGCGTACTGACCAACCATTGCTTGAATAAATTCCTGCGGGTCTGAATAGTCAGGAATCGAGCGAAGCCAACGGGTGCGGTCTTCTATCAAGTCCCAATCAATCAAACCAGCAAGCCGCGCAAGATTGATTACGCTACCAAGTTTCTTATAGTTAGTTACAGTATTCTTGATGTAATCTCGCGCAACGAACTGATAGTAAAGCTGTCTAAGCGTAAGGCTATAGCCTTTTGCAAGATACTCGTTAGCTATCGCGTTAGCTTGATTGATAATCTTGTGTGATGAAGCATAAAACGACTGTTCAATGAATTTTTCAATCATGATTTGACCAATGAAAAAGGGGCAAGACCTAGTTTAGTCTTGCCCCTTAGCACTTGTCAAGCGGCTTAGCTCAAATATTCTTTGATAGTGTCTGCAGCCTCGCGCCAAGTCCTGCAAATCCTATAGACGTAGCAATTGTCGTTGCAATGCCGCTCGAAATCGTGCTGTTCGTCCGACTGTCTGCCGATAGTCGTTTTCATTTCAATATAAAGCCCACAGTATGAGACATGCTGCGCATTCCCCCAACGCTTTGGCACAGGTAGAAAAATATCCGCAACACCGCGCCTTACGCCTTCAGCCTTCATCAAAGCAGCGGTCTTTGCGTCACGATTACCGCCGTTTGGAATTGCATGCAACCATTCAAGCACAGGTACAGGTTTTGTTATTGTGATACTAACAAGCCCGAGTCCAGCACGACTATAAGCATCCATATCGTCAGCGATTGCGAAGCCGTAGCGTTGCGCCATAGCTGCCCAAGCGAAGACCGCTTTCTGTTCGCCCGATTCGCTGTGTTTTTTCGATAGATCGTCTGGATTCATGATACGTTGGATAGTTCGTGTGATTACCGTTGTAGTTACGACTTTGCTTAGGTTCAACCTGATATCGTGTGGGATTAGCACACCACCAAGGTTCACCCGGTTCTAGTGACATACTATTTCTTTGGTGAAGGCACAACTATAGCTATGAAAGGTACGTGCCGTTCCTTAAGCGATAGCGCAGCTTGAATGAAACGCGGTATGTAGTTGGGATCAGGATTGATTGGTACGTAGTTCACCTATTTTCCCTTTCAAATCCACACGTTGCACAGCGAATGCGGTTAGTCCAATCACCATTGACCCAAACCCAACGATAGCAATGCGAACCCTTACGGCTATTCGGATTGTCGGGTTCGTGAATGCACACCTCTTTGCTGTCTTGCGCGTAAGCGGGCACGGGCGTTGCACCATCGTTCTGAAGTGGTGTCGTCATTGGTGTCCTTCAGCCATGTTACTTGGCGTTTGGTGTTCAGGCAATCCGCTACTGCGAACGCTGTCAGCATTGCTAACCACTGGTCGGGCAAATGTGACTTGTTCATTAGGCGGTAACATCAAATTTAACTCACGAATAATACCGTGTCGCCTGATAAAACTACGGTACGTGTCGTCAGCATGAGCAACGTTGAATTTCGGACCTTCTAATAGCGTATTGATTATCGCGCGTATCGTCTTAGCTTGTTTTTGTGTTACGTGTATCATTTTTCTTTCCACCAAACCCAAATTGCAAACAATAGACAAAATACGATAGCTGCGCCTGATATTATTACTATTATGTCAGCTACCAACTTCACGTAACCTGTTTCCAGTAGCCGCAACCGGGTTTTACGCAAATACCGAATGATGAGAAAGTATGCCAGCAAATAGGCTTTTTGTCAACCACTTTAGGTTGCATAAACTTAGGGTCGGCAGCGCGTTGTGCAGTGATTTCTGCACGTTTAGCGTCGTAAAGTTCCAAACCTTGTGCAATTTGCAATTGCAATTCGCTAGTACGTCGAATGACGCGAAGATTCAAACACTCATCTGACTCTTTACAGCCCCAAAATGTAGGACATTGATTGCATGGCGCAAATGACATATCAGACCCAATTGATTGAAAAACTAGCTGTGTCGTCAACTAACGTTTTGAACATAATGTAAGGCAACGTCACATATGCGTAGCGCTTGCCCACACGTTCGGGCGAGTCGATTACAGCCATACGGGCAAGCCTGCGCAATTCGTCGCGGAAATCTTCGACAAGCAACGCTTCATTTGCAACTGTTATTTCTATTTGCATATTGTTGCCCAAGTTCTATCGTCAATAGTATCGTAAATAACAACGTGGTTCTTGACAACTATGAATTTTTGATAGCCTGTGTACGCACCAAAGCTATTCTTTGCGTTAAGTTCCCCGCACGTACCGCCCGAGTTGCTATGCACATTGCGAAAGCTAACGCTATCAGGGTCTTTCAATTCGCCAACTGCTAGCGTTAAGTCACGGCTTTTATGAATATTGTGCGTTGTGAGTGCAGAAATGCAGACCATCGCAGCAAGTATCACTGACATGGCACAAACTACGTGCTTTTTCACAGCGCATTCCAAGCTGCAGCCGCAAGCACAACTGTAACAGCAGTGCCAGCAATAACAATCAGCGCAAGACGCCACAGCATCTGCCAAATTGTGTACGTTTCATCTTCCATGATTTCCCTTTGTGTGTTGGGAGTTGCAATGGAGCTACTTTAACTGATTGCGATAGCTTTGTCAACAACTAATTGCCGTCGAATGACAACATCATGCGACCGTCACCCAACATATGCGCTTGACAGTCAACCGCTGCGTTATCGCAATTCTTAATCCATGTAGCCATGATATCGGGCTTCCAACCGTTGAACCAATCGCCGTGCGCTGAATAGCCCGCAGGTAGCGTTTTGTCATACGCATCCGACGAAAGACGCCAACGCAGCGTTGCGTGCGATTCAACGATTGGATACAGAATGTTGTAACTGATTTCAGGAACAGGAACCGGATGCGTTGCAGGGCAAGCGCCTTTCGTTGGATAGTTCATATGACTTTTATGGTCAGGACTATCGAGGTTCACTCCATCCCAACACTGCGGAAAACTTACAACCATCCAAAGAGTGTTGCCGGTAACACAATCGGGAATTTGCCAAGCCCATGCGCCAACAATGTTTGCTGTCGTGTTATCCATGCAACCAAACTTCGTCGGCCCCCATTCTTCAGGTGCTTTACGCGTCGGGTCGCCAGCAATCATGCGCAAACCTTGCGGAAATGCCTTTACGGCCGAAGCCGCAATGCCATTATAGCCTGTCTTGTAGTACGTAATCAATGATTGTGGAACAATCGCACTATTATCTTTAGTGTCGATCATTGTAGGCACCCAATAACCTGTGCGGTTAATCGTTGCGCCGCGGCAAGTGCTGTTACCAGTAGTTGCAATACTTAGTGCTGTAGAATAGGCATTTAAACCTGTGTTACCAAAGAACGTATGAAGATGAGGCACACCCGGCTGACCCGGATACACAATAGGGTCATCAAACGCCATATGCGAGGGTGAGCATACAGACCTAAATGCGCCAATACCATCAGGTGTGGGTTTTGCAATATCAGTCGTTTGTGCCAGCATATCAGACCCGCGACCAACTGCAGGTTTCATCAATGTAGTTACGTCAACTGTAATTCCACCATGCATTAGCGGCGGTACGACAACGACAGGAGGCACAACGACAGGCGGAATCGGATCGGGTGTCGTACAGGCACCTACAGGCGCTTTAGCTGGCAACCAAGCGCCTGTAACCCAAACGTTCGAACTTGACAACGCATAACTTTGCGTTTGAGTCCAAGTGCCCACAGTTGGGGCAACGCACGTAGCTGATTTCGTATTATTTGGCGGTTGAACACCGACAACAGTTCGTGCTGTCGTTTGACGACACGAGTAAGGCGGATTCGCTAGCGTATTTGCGTATGCAGCAGCAGCATCAAGCGTAGTAGTGCCTGCGGGTAGTTTGATAGGTGTGGCGCCTTTCAAACATGACGGCGGACCAACAGTATCTGCTGCAAATACATATGCAGTAAATAGCATAAGTACGAACAAAACGAATAGTTGTCGCTTTGAAAAAGTTTTCATAATCGTTTCCTTGGTTACCTTTAGAAATTGCTACTGATGGTGCAAATGTGGCTATGGGTGGCAAGGGCTGCCGTCTATATCACGTTAGGCGTCTTTCCAAGTGCAAAGCAGCGGCGCCCGAATTGCTTCCAGTCGAAATCACTGTCATGCGTGCCTTGAAGCCAGCAATCGTTATAGATCGCGAAAAGCACTTCATCGGTCGGCATGGAAGCGGCGACTAACCTACCGTGCTGAGTGCAAAAGTTTCCGATGGTCTTCCGGCGTCCGCACTGCACCAAATTCCCGTCGCGCATCGTTGCATCGGCTTGGCAGCGATCTTCTGTCTTGGCGTCTACGAATCGTCGCTTCATTTCATCTCCTTCAAGTCGGCACGGTTTGTGGCAATACGCCAGCACGCTCGTGCATTCGCCCCTGGTCTTGCAGCCGCTCATAGTCCTCTGCCTCAGTTCACCACGCCTAACACGGCGGTCAAGCGGACGGGCTAAAGCCCGCCGCTTACCTCTACGTTAGGCGTCAAGTTTCTATGCCGCGGGCTCTTCCACCGGAACGCGGTTCCCCGTCACTTGAAGCCACTCGCCGGAGTCCGCATCGACCACGAAGTATTCTTCGCACGCCGCGAGTTCTTCGGCCTTGTTCTGATCGTTGGTGCCCTCCACATTGCCGTCGAAAGTGTTCGTGATGTAGAAGCGAAATTTCATGTTGTTTCTCAGTCGTGGCGTCTATCTGGGCAGACGCCTAACCCTTCCTTGAAGCGGACCTACGGCATCACCACCGATCCACCAAGCAATTCCCAATGCGTATGGCTAGCGTAACCACCGCGACCGGAACCACTACCGCGAGTAGTCCAAGTACGCCATTGAAACGTCACTGTGACGTAATGCCCGTATTGGTCATACGCAAGTCCTTGCAACGATGGGTCTTTACCAGCGTATTGAACACCATTAATCCAAATACCGAACGTTCCATACGTAGCACTAGCATAGACAAGAATGTCTGCTTCTGGCGTAGCGTCATTAGCTACAGCAGTACAAACGCGCGTATCAGTACAAGCCGAATCTTCAAGCGTAATAGTTGCTGCGCTTGCGCAAAGGCTCATCATCGCCATTACAGCGAACATCAACAGCTTTTTCATTGCCGTTCCTTTTAGTGCGATCAGAAAATACGGTCCGATCAATCCGTCTTGCGCATCATAGACGGCATGAGCAAGTCAAGCAAGGCGCATTCTTCATCGTCGGTTGCTTGTTTCAAGTCAATTAGTTTGCGATAAGCCCCGATAAGTTCTGCGGTTGACATATCGTATTCAAACGTTTCGATATATTGACGTGCAATATTAGCTACGTCCATTTCTACACTTTCTCTGATAGAAATAATTTTATTACTCATGATGCGCCTTTGTGTGGTGGCAGTTGCGATATGCGTACTTTAACAAAATTACGCTACGTTGTCAACTACATTCTATCAGGCAGACGAATATAATGTGTAACATTTGGAATGCAAAAATGTTCCTCGTTATGAACACGCCAGCATTTCATGTGTTCACTGTGACGATAGACGCAAGCACTGAATTGCCTTAGGTCTGCACTGTAAACCCAGTACAGTGCGCCGTGCATCGGTAAGCCTTCAAGGCTTGATGCTTTCTTGAATTCTTCAAGTGTCATACGTCATCCAATCCGGCATCTGGATTACCAGTGCCTAGCGGCGGTGTGAACGCTTCGACAGTGTAGCCTTCTACATAAGCGCCGAAGTTGTGCGCTACTGTTTCGGCTTGACCATCAGCGAATGGCCCCGGGCGAAGCTTAAGAGTAATTCGGTGTGTTCCGTCAAACAGAACTACGCTTCCATTTACGATGGATGCTGCGATTGTCATGATTCAGACCCGCCGAAGCGGGTTCCTGTGTTGGTTATTAGACTTCGGACGGTGAATATGGTTCGTAATATTCGCACCGCTGAATGTAATATGCAGATGCCGAAGGATATTGTGCAATCAATTTCGGCAGCGTGTAATCTGCGTGCTCGCGTGCTTGTTCATAATTACCTCATATTTACAGAAGCCAGCATTTCAAGCATAACAGCACGAGCCTTCAAGAAACGGTCAGCCGCAGCGTTAGCTGTCTCGCGCGAATCGCTTGTACCCGGATCAGGTTGGCACGCTTCATTCGCACGAAAATATTCCATTAGGGCATTCGTGACAGGTGCAGCAGCTTGCAATGCAGTATATGCGGTTGACACTGCGCCTTCAAGCCTTCGAATGCGTGTGCGCAGCAATTGGTTTGAATTGCCTTGACTCATGACAGCACCTTATTGCAGCGGTTCAATGCGGCACGTTGCCACTGATCGAACCTATGTTGATGATGAGCGATCATTGGCGGATTTGCAATCCACCTTCTGACGATTGAATGTGCGCGCTTCACTTCGGCTTAGCTTGCTGCACAGGCACAAGCTTACGATTACGGCTATTCCACTGCATCAGCGAATACTTAAGGTTTGCTGCGGTTTCACGATTTTGGTAGCGTTGTTTTGCGTTCATGATGATAAGTCCTTTTGGTTGATGTGAGATTCAATTATCGCTCTTACGTCGCTTTAAGTCAAGTACATTTTCTTTTTCTTTGAAAGTGTTACGTTTTACAATATGATATGCAAGTTCCTGATTAAGCGCTATGCACGAAGCCTCAAGAATACCTATGTACTCTTGCGCCCATTTGGGTAGAGTTTTAATTCGAGTTACAATCTCGATAGTTTTCATTTAACTAGCGGCGCAACTTCATTCTGCGCACACTCCGTAAATACAAACTATATCAAGCCAATCTGTTTCGGGCAGACGTTCTAGCAGACTACCAACGATTTCTGCAAGCTTTTCGACTTGGGCCTGTACGCTTTGCAAATTGCCTGCGTCATATGGGATAGCACGTTCTAGCGCAACCTTCACCAATCCAATAGCGTCAACGTCACGCGTGCGCGGCTTGAAATGACCTTCTATAACGATTTTCATCACGAATTCCTAAGCGCAGCGTCAATGAACATCGCAGCCACAAATGCAATCGACAACCAAGAAACAACGTTCCACACAATTGCGCCCCAATTGAAAGTACGCTTGTATAGAACCTTGTCGTACTGTTCAACCATTGCGCTAAGCTTAGACGGTTTTTGCCATGACGGCAAATAGTCATCCAATGTGGCATTTGCGTCTAACTTGTTTTCTTTACGTTGTGTCATTTCAATGTCTCCAAGTCAAAACAGAAAACTTACGACCAACCTTTTCAGCTTCAGCCTGCGCCTTTGCAACCTGAACATGAATGTATGATTCAGAAATGAACTTCTGAACACAACTTGGAAGTTGTTGCATCTTCATCTTGGCTTCTGATTGGTAGTTGCGCATAACTTCTTTCGTTTGTTGATCCAATGACTAGAGTATACGTCATAGGATTACGTTAGGCAAGTAGCTTTACAATGTAACGAAATCGCCACCAACAACTTCGCCAGCACAGCACTTCTTAGCAAACGCCACGGCTTCGCGTTCGCACGAAATGTCATAGTCACGCATACCAATGATTTGCATTGCATCTGCATCGCGATGAATGACACGGTAAACAGTAGCTTCACGCGTCACTTGAGTTGTAGTGCCGAATTCGTAATTAGTTTCGAGGTAGACAAGCATGATTTGCTTTCGTGTTCAGTTGGTATGTATGTACTTTACGGCAGCCAAACCGGTAAGTCAACTGTTTTCTCTAACTTTACAATCGTAACGCTACCATGCAAGCGATAGAGCATTCTGTTAAACGGCAACTGGCATTGACATGATACCCACACATCAACCCAACCTTGCGTGCCCGCTTCGAACGCAATCGGCCACGCTATAGCAATTCCGTCAAGGTAGACAATCATAGCTTGACAAACTCGACTTTACCAAACAGACGATGCCGAATGACTCCAGGTGCTTTGTACTGCCTGAACCAAACATCAACGTAGCCGCGTTCACTGTCTGCAGTCTCCCATTTCTGCACAGGTTTACCGTTAAGTAAAACACCATAACTGCGAAACGCACATTCACTATTCAAGTGTGCAAATCCGTCACGCATGCTTAGGAACGTTGGATGTTCGCTAAGTATTTCGTCAACCGAAGTCCATTTGCCATCTATCCAATGATGTGATGCGATCATTACTGCTGTCGAATACAAAGTGTCATGAGGCGATGCGATCCAAGGAACGTTAGGTAATGGCGGTGTAACCATTACGCTACCGGGTTTTACGTCAGGAATCATGATTTGTCGTCCTTTGATTGTGGAAAAGTGAAGCTAAGTCGTTGATTCTTATATACTTATAATATTTATATTAATATATAGTATAGTCAAGAAAACTGTACTCTCACGATGTGAAATTGGTGTGGTATTTGCGCAACGTTAGGTAGGTATCACATAGACCCCCCATTGGTTTTGACAATAACGCTTGTTTTGTTAATCAAATCAACGACTTAGGTATGTCAGAAACCAACTAGAACCATTCAACCGCGGCCACTCGCGCGCCTGAAGACTGGCGCATTCTGAATTGCGTAAACTTCTGCCACTGTATCAAACCGCTTTTGGCAATCAAGCTTAGAGATTTCAAGTAAATCGCCGTTACTAACGATTAGCTTAAGCGCAATTCTCAACGCATTAGTTCCGCCAACGCGCGCATGACGGAATGCAGAAGTAGACATTAAGTTTTGCGACAGATACGACAATGGCACAACGCTAGCCATGTGCATCTTTTCCCAAGCTGGCGTGAACTTAGAACGTTCATCCTTAGTCAAGTAAAGGAATTTCGACACCATACGGATGACTTCTTTGACGTGCTTATCGTCCGTATTTTGCTGCCCTATTTCGCCAGTCTCGAAACGATCTAGCAAACGTTGTGTATTGTGGGAACTGAGGCGAATTGCCCACTTAGCAGCAGCGGTTGACACCATCGGTTCGTACGGATGCTCACCAACTGCAAGCAAACCTGCTAGTTTGAGTGCACGTAAGTGCGCACGATTCCAGATATGCCGGATAACCTCTTGGTTGTCCTGAGCGTTAATCTTGGCGCGACAGAATTCTTCGAACGCGTCAAGCGCTGCCTTAGCGTCCGGTTCAAAACGGATATCAATGACCTTGCCGGCATTGTTCAGGTTTAGCGAATTGGCACACAGCGATGCGATTTGCGTAACCAATTCCTTAGGCGGTTCACAGCCTGCGAACGGGTTTAGGGCGGGTTGCTGGCCGGTGTATTCAATGAGAGTAAAGCGAGGTAGCATGCCGTCCGACACTAGGGCTTCATCAACGCTGTTGTAAAACGATTCCGGGGCTGATTCGCCGATGAACGAGAAGGCTGGCGAATTGAGGGCCATTGTGTTCTTGTCGGCATCGCTGTAGATCGTTGGGCGCAAAACTGAGCCACGGCCGGATTTTCCGAATAGGTCAAGCATTGTTCGCTTGATGCCTTTGACGACGCTGGAACCATTGATGCTAGCCATTTGTTGCAACGTGTGGCCGAACTCACCACCTATCGAAACGAAAGAACTGGATTTCTTAGCGATATACTTCAAGAGCGCGGCATCGGATCGAATCTCGCCGGGTCCAACGAAGTCCATTGATGACGGCACGACCTTTGACACTTCGCCCATTAACTTAGAGATACCAAGCGCCATTGCTTCTTTGCCGCTACCTGTTGGCGCTAGAAGCATGAAGTAATGGTTTAAGCCGGTCGAACTGATATTGAACGCGCGCCCACAGATGCCCGCCATGAGCCCTAGAGCGGCGCACAGGGCGATTTCTGGCACCTGCCTAGGTGCTTGGCTGTAGACATAGCGTGCAATCTCTCCAACGAGCCCTGCAGGCACGCTATACACGTCAGGAACGTCTACAGGACTGACCGGCTTGGGTTGCTCTGGCTCAGGTTCCTTGTAGGTACCTAAGCGCTGTTTGGCTGCAACTGATTGGGCTTCGCGCTTTGCTTCGCGTTCGGCCATCATCGCAGTTACGTTAGCCTGCAACCGGCTGAAGTCAATTTCTGGTGGTTGGTTGTCGAATGCTCTGGAAAGCATCTTTTGAACGTAATCAACGCGCTTTGCTTTATCACGTTGACCTAACGCAGATGCTCTAAAAATTCGCGTTATCTGTTCACGATTCTTTGTGAAGTAGGCAACGATATCAATTAGTGCAAAGTCAGCTTCTGACTGTGATGTGTAAAGGTTTTCCCATCTACCTTGGTACAGTTCAACAAACTTCGAACCATTCAGTGCAGCCGCTGCGCGGTCGCACACGGCGTTATCATCTTCAGTTTGGGGGCCGTTCGTTTTGCTATCGTAATGAACACCGTTAGGGGGTGCCAATTCATCCCACAGTGTTGTCAATAGTTCTTGCTGTTCGTTTACAGGTGCATTGCGCCAAACGTTGCCTGTCATCGTCATGTATCGACCTGACGAATAGACTTCAACACCTGCGCGTCTTCGACCGGTAGGAACCGATCCTTTGACGATGATGTGCAAGCCTTGACCTGATGGACTCAGTTCTGAATATGTGTCGAAGGCGTGTGCTATGCGTTGGTGTCGTGCTTTGTCGTCAGGCGTCAACGTTGGGTCATATGTGTCTAGGTCAATGAATGTGTACGGATCATTCTCCGTCATCACGAATCCAATGCCTGAATAGTGGCCTGTCTGCAGTGCGTCTACAGCAGCTTCAAACGTCACCCAAGTTTTAGGATCAGTGCTTGAAGCGTGCCAACCGCTGCGAGGGTCGTACAATGGTTTTGTGGGCTTGATTGCGCCGGGCAACAATTCATAGCGCCAAGTTACGAATTGCGGAAGCGCCCGCAATTCAGCAGGAATGTTTGAATACATGAAACGTCAGACTGCAGCGGTAAGGGATTGCTCTAGCTCTTTTACAGCACGGCGTATCACTTCGCTTACAGTCAAACGTTTCTGTTCTTTTTTCTCTAGTAAATGCTTTACTCGCAAAAGCCTATCGTTATCCTCGCGATTTGCCGAAATATTGAGGGCCTTAGCTAATCTATTGGGGTTTTCCATTACGAATCCGGCTGCTACAGTAAGTAGGGCGCATCCTACACGAAAAACAAGGGGTTGCGCAACTCTTTATGATGAGGTAGAGTGCGGTTGCTGGCTTTCGGCGGTAATGGGAAAGCTGCCATTCTCCACCAGTCATACAAGCTGAAGTCGTGAGCCAGCAACCACACAAACTACCCACACAACACAATGACACCTTCATTCATTGACCTTGCCCTTGTCACGAAATCTGACCAATTTCACGGCGACAAGCTAAGCAAAGCGGAATTCCTTAAAGTTGTTGGTTCGGCCATTGTTGCTTTGAATCAACTTGATGCAGTTAAGAAGACGCTTTTCTATGGTCGCGAGTTTCCGAGTCATCGCAACACGATTTCTGAAAATTGCAAAGAAATTTCCACAGGTTGGACAACGCAGCAGCGCGTCTCACGCATGGGCCATGAACTCACAGAAGTCAAAATTTTCGACGAACAGAAGGCAATTGACGTAATTCACACTATTCTAGGTATGGCAACAGAAGCTGGCGAACTGCTAGAATTGTTGAATGAAACAATTCGATTGAAGGCGTTCGATCCTGTCAATTTTGGCGAAGAAATTTTCGATAGCCAATGGTATGAAGCTATTGGCTGTTCAGTTGTTGGAATGACCTTCGAACAAGGCCAAGAAATGATCATTGACAAACTGAAAAAGCGTTTCGGCGACAAGTTCACAGCTTGGTACGCAAACAATCGCGATTTGGTTGCTGAACGTGTTGTACTTGAAAAAGGACAAGCGTTGAAAGAAGTTACGCGCGAACTACATTCACGCCATACGCCGTTAGATGACGCGTTCAGAACTGAACCAACGTAACAAAGTGTAATAACGTTTGCGCTGTCATTTGCTTTATCGTAAAGTCTAGTCATCGGATCAGCAACGCAAAGAGGTAAAGCAAATGGATAAGTTCATAACCAACGCAGAAGCAAACGCAGTTTGGCAGCAAGGCTACAAGGCTGCTGAATTCAGCAACCAAACGAATCCGTATGACTATGACGGCGACGGTAACCGCGCTGCTGAATGGGATGCGGGGTTTAACGAAGCTTGCAACAGGAATTCAAAATGAACATGCCTACAGCAGCCGTCCTACTCAATCAAGGTTGGGGCGCTCCCCCGATGAGCAAAGAACAAGTTTTGCAAGCATGGGTCGAATCTTCGACAGCATTGACTGCAGCAAAAGATGCTGAAATGATTTTGCGCAAGCAAGTCGTTACCCTGTTTCCTGAACTTGACGCCAAGAAAGAAGGTACGGCATACGCACCGCTGGCGAACGGTTGGCAACTTAAGGTTGTCAAGAAACAAAACTACAATCTAACTGACAAGAACGGTGCGACAGACAAAGCGCTTGAAGCTTACGAAAATGCTGCCGGCTCGCCTGAAGAATACGGTAAGCGTAAGTTGATTACAGAACGTCTTGTGTCTTGGAAGCCTGCATTGTCGATCAAAGAATATCGCGAAGCTGACGACGAACTTTTGAAAGCGCTTGAAGGTGTTTTGACTATTACTGATGGCGCACCGGCGCTTGAATTGGTTGAACCGAAGAAGTAAGGGCCGCTAACTCAATTGGTCAGAGTAGCGAACTCATAATTCGTTAGTTGCAGGTTCGAACCCTGCGCGGCCTACCAAATTAAGGAAATTAAAATGCTTGCGTATCACAATGATCCTGCTGTAAAAGCTAAATACATTGCTCGCTTTGCAGCACATAGGGAAGCTGACGAAGTAATTCAAGGGACTGGATTCGAAAACGGCAGAGGCTGTTTTGTGGGTTGTACTTTGAATGAATATAATTATTCAAAGTTTCAGGATGAGCTTGCATGGCCTGAATGGTTGGCTAATCTAGCAGACACTATTTTTGAAGGCTTACCTAAATCAGAAGCTGCACAATTCGGAACTGATATTCTTTCATCAGTTTCTATTGGAAGTAATCTCGAATTTGTTAAAACACCCTTTCTTATTTCAATTGAAATACGAAATCTTGCAAGGCTTGAAGGAAATTCCGAACCTTACGCTGAAGAATGCAGAAAAGCCATTCAAGGCGTAATCGACTGGCTTAAAGCTGGTATTGATTATGAGTCGGCGCGGTCGGCGGCGTGGTCGGCGGGGGCGGCGGCGCGGTCGGCGCGGTCGGCGGCGTGGTCGGCGC